CTGCCAGCCAGCGCGACGCCGACGAGACCACCGAACGCCAAGAACGCCGGAACCAGATAACCCTTCATGGAATCCTCTCCTTGTGAAAACTAAACCGCCGCATCCAATGCCATCAACGCTTCAAACTCGACGCATATTTCGCGGGCGTTGTTGTATGCCGCTGCGGCCTCGTCAGCGGTTGCGAAACTCCCGAGATACCTACGCGCCCCGTGGCGTGTGATGTACGCCTGAAACGGGCTTGCCTTGGTCGTGCCGGGCACAACGCCGGTCGGCAGGCCATGTGTGCCGGTGACCTTGCCACGGTTGTGCGTTTGCAGCGCTCGGGTTGCCAAGCGGAGATTTTCCATCCTGCAATCGGTCTTGATGCGGTTGATGTGGTCGATGTTTTCCGGGCGTTCGCCTGTCGCGAGAAACCAAACGAACGAATGAAGTAGCCATTTGTCGCGGCCGAACGGACGGCCGCAAACGTAGCCTTGCGGATGCACGTGCCACCGATGCCGCATCACTTCTGACCGGTAACATTCGTCCACGACAAAATCCGGCAACGGCTTCGATGCGGCACGGTGCCTGTTCACGCACCCGCGACAACGGATCGCAGCCGGATTGCGCGACAACGCCTTACCGCAGTCGCAGCATGTGCGTGTTGCAGAAGCCATCGCTACCTCCCGCGAATACACGCAAAATACATTCCGTTTGCGCCGCGTGCGACGCCTTGGTCAAGGATTTGCATCTGCCCGTAGAAGCAGCAACTGCGCACCGCTGCGTCCGGGGTAGAGGCCATCCCTAGCCCTTCCTTCATGCCGGGGTGCCCGCCCATGTGTTGCAGGCGACCCATCTGGGCGCAAATCTCCGCGACGCCCTGCGCCGTACTGGTGTCGCCGCCAGCGGGGGCCGCGCCGTAGGACGACGACCGCCGCCACCTGCCCCGGGCCTCGGCAACGTCTGCCAGGGCGAACGCCACCAGCAGCACGAGCACCGCACGCGTCAGCACGGCCCGGGCCTTGGCCGCAGCCAGCCGCAGCCGCGCCTTGGACGCATCGGACACTGCTGGCGCAGGGGCCGCCGAACGGCTCGCCTTCCATTCCTCGAACGATCGCACTGACACGGCCGTGGCTTCGTAGGCCGGCTGCGTCACGGGCGACACGTCGAACAGCCCCGCCGCCCGCGACACGTATCGCGTGGCGTTGCCGTCCTCGTCGATTTCGTACCGTTCGCCGCCGGCGTCCACGGAGAACGCGAACGACGATCCCGACACGTTGCGTAGCCGGATGTGCTCGACCAGGTCGCGTGCCAGTTGCGTGTTCGGCAGCGGGTCGATTTCGTACATGACGCCGCGCTCGTCGGCCCACAATTTCAGCGTGCCGGCCGTCGTGCGTGCCAGCAACTGCGACGCGTCGTGGTTGAAGAGCGCCACGACGTCGGCCGCCGGCCTCTGCCGGGCGAGAATGTGGTCAAACGCCCCGGGCTCGATGACCTCGCGGAACCCTCCCAGGTCGCGGCTCGGCGAGTTGTAGACGATCGCACGGCCGCGGATTTTGGGATTCGACCCGCTCCGCTCCTCGATCTCGATATCGGTGCCTTCGATGTAGCGTCGCTCAATCATCGGGATCCGCCTTTCGTTTCCGGGGCGCGGTACGCCGCGACCGCTGCGGCGTCGCCTCGGGCTGAACCTCCATCACCGGCATCGCATCGGGGGCCGCCGCCGGCGTGCCGATCGGTGCGAAGTTGTTGGCCGGGATGTAGTGGTCGTCCATGCCCGGCTTGTCGATGTGCGGCATGTCCTCGAGTTGTCGGATTTCCGACGGCGATAGCACGCCCAACGCGAACAACTCGCGATAGTACGACGCCCGTGCCGCCGAATCGCCACGCAGTTGGCCGCGAAGGTCGAGCATGAACCCGTAGCCGGGCATGTCGTCCAGCAGCGCCCGCTCGAACGCGGATTCGACCCGCCGGCACCACGGCACCAGGCAATTCGCCCAGTTGAGCGCTTCCTGCTCGGCGTTGGAGTACGTGCTGCGGCTGTTCTCGCCGATCAGCGAACACGGCACCCGCATGGCCCGCGCGATTTCCTGAACGACGAACGTTCTCATTTCGATCATCTGCGCCGAATCGTTGGTCGCCCCGGGTAGTTGCTTGGCGCTCACGCCGCCCGGCAGAACCGCCGTACGCCCGGCGTTGTCGCTGCCGCGGTGCAGCTGCTCCCACTGACGGCGCAGGTTGTCCAGCGCTTCCTTCGGCACCGGCTGCGACGTCTCGAGGATCACGCCCGGCCTGGCGTCGTTCTGCCAGAATTTCTGCGAGTACAAATCCATCGCACGCGCGAGCTGCACCGTGCCCTTTGACAGCGCCATCGGCACCATGCCCAGGTAGCCGTTGTCGCTCAGATACCGCACGTGGACGATCTGATCCGCACGGAACCGGCGGCCGTCGTCGCCGGTGTTGTTCATGTAGTCGTAGACGATCTCGTTGTTCTGCAACTGCTGCGGCTTCACGAACGACGGGTGCAGCGGCCACAGTTCCTGCACGACCGGGCCGCCCTGGTAGACCTTGAGCGCGTACGCGTTGCCCCACGTCGCAACGTGGCCGATCAGCGTCTCCACGAATTCGTATGACGACTGCCACGCGTTCGGCCGGTTGTGAACCAGGCGGTAGTACGGGTGGTCGACCGCACGCTCGCGGGTTTCGCCAGACTGCCGGATCAGATGGAACGGCAGCGACGCGATCGATTCGCTGATCACCCGGACGCACGCGTGAAACGCTGCGACTTCAAGGTATCGCTGCGGCTCGACGCAGCCGCCATCGTCGGCGTCGATCCACCGAATCGGGCCGAGATTGTTGTCGAAAAACGGGAACGGCGGGAAATACCGCTCCTCGGCGTGCGGCGGCCGGCGGCGAAACAAATTGGCGACGGCTTGCCGAATCACGGCGGCGATACTCCCGGGACGTGACCCATTCGCCGCGAAACGGGCCCGCGTGTAAAGTTCACAGCACCGCCAAGTCCCAGCTCTGCGACTCGGACGCGGTGCTCGCTAGGCATAGCCCGTTGACCAGCGCCACGATGCCGTCGATCTTTTCGGCGCTCTTGGCCTTGTCGGGCTTGATCATGCCCGTCGGGTCCGTGTAGCAGCACACGTTATTCGCGTTCCACGCCGCCACCGGGTTGCCGCCGGTGCGCAGTTTGCCCTCCACGACCAGCGCCTCCAGAAGCTTGCAACTGGCGTTGAGCGTCGACGTGCGCTGCGGCACCGATTGCACAGCGATCCCGGCCCGCTGTAGCAGCGTCTCGAGTTGCCCGGCCTGCCACGGGTCGACGCCAACGCCCATCAATTGGTGATCGGCGGCGAATTCGCAGATGTCCCGGGCGACGTGTTCGTGATCGAGCCTAGCCCCCTCGGTGACGGTCACCCACCCATCGCGGATCCACCCGCTGTACGGGATACGATCTTTCCGCTCGCGTTCCGCAACCGTCTCGGCCGGCACCCAGTACTTCCAGTGCACGGCATACGATCCATCGTCTTCCTTGAACACGAACGCCGCAGACGTCATGTCGAGATTCGACGCCAAGTCGACGCCGCACCAGCACGGCCGCCCGTGAAACGGCTCGAGCGGTTCCGACGCACACCGGGCCCACGAGTCGCCCGTGAACCACCTGGTGTCGCCCTCCCGCCATACGTTCAACGAATACCGCAGGAATTGCGACATCTTTCGCGGGTTGGTCAGCGCGTCCTTGTAGTCGGCGGCGAATTCGTCCTCGGGGAACGTTGTGCCCATCGACGGGTTGGCGGCCCGCCACACGGCCGGCTCGCTGAAATCGTCGTCTGGCTTCGCGGCGTAGATCAGCCCCCAGAATGTCGGGTTGGCCGCCGGGTCGTTCATCACCAGCTCGGCGTCCTTCCACCACTGGAAGCCGACGCTGTTGCGATCCTCGCCGGCGGTGCTGATCGTCAGTACCAGGCCGTTGGGTGTGGCACGCGTGGCGTACGTCAGCGCGTCGATCAGCGCCGGCGACTTGTGCGCGTGGATTTCGTCGATGACCACGCTGCCGTTCAGCCCTTCGTTTCGCCACGCGTCGGCGGAAAGACAACGCAGAACGTTCCCGTGTTTCTTGTTGCGTATAATCGACTTGTAGTCGATAACCTCGAGGTGCTGCGACAGCAGCGGCGACGATTGCACCGACCGGGCCAGCGACCGGTAGAGTAGCCGGGCCTGCTCGCGGTCGACGGCAGCGGGAAACACGTCGGCCAGCGGCTTGTGTGCCAGCATGAGGTACTGACACAGGGCCGCCATCAAGGTTGTTTTGCCTTGGCCCCCGCAGCGTTACGCCGCGGGGGCCAGCACGCCATTCTTTTTGGGCACGAACAACGCACCGCGGCGGTACCGCAGCCGGCCGTCGGGCTTCTTCCATCCGAACAACGGCCGCAACACGCGGTCTTTCTGCCAGTCCATCAGCGTCATGTTGACGCTATCGCCCTGGTCGTTCTGCGTGCGGCAGAACGATTCGATGAACTGGATCGGACGCTCGGCGGCCGCGGCGTCCCATTCGTAGCCCGGCACGTACTCGGGTCGATTAGCCGGTGAACGACCGGAGGAGCGCTTCTTCGCTCTTGCCCTCTTCGCCATCGCTCGCCTCCCGCAGCGGGATCTTCGACTGCGACGCCGCAGTCATTCCGAATTCCTTCGACAGCGTGACGAATAGCCGCTGCTGCTGCGCTTGGATTTGCGCCATCGGGTGGGCAATCACGCCACCCCTGGCCGTCGGGACGGTGTAGCCCTCGGCGGCCAGCTGGTCGGTCAGATTCAGGATCGTCGCGTGCGTCACGCACAGCATCGCAAACGCTTCCACCTGCGACGCCTGGAGCCGAAGGTCGGCCACCAGCCGGTCGGCGTGCTTTTTCCAGAACGCAAACGCCCGCGGGTTCGCCCGCACGTGCGCCGGCGGGAGCACCCGGCCGGGCTCGGCCTTCAGCCGGGTGGGATACTTCAGCGTATTGTCGCCCTTGCGGGTGGCTGCTGAATGCGGGTCGGGCTGTGGGCCACGGCGAGCGGTTCGCATACGTCACCTGTAGCAGACGGCGGGAAAACCATCAAACGCAGGATGGGAGTTTGCACGCGCACCCA